CATACTCTTCAGGATTTATTCCTAATTATGCATCTAATGTAACTCCATTACAAGAAGCGAAAGAAAAAGCGGGAGCATTAAAAGGTGGTTATGTCGCTGGCAGTGTTGCTTCCATAAATATCCCTTCTGTAGGGAGAGCTATTTATAATAAAAATGAAGCTGTAAAATATTTTTCTGGATTTTCTCAACCAGCTATAATGCCACCTGCATTAAGTGGCGCTGGTCAGGAGTATAAAAATAATTTTATTTCTCAACATGGTTTTAACCCTTATGAAGATAAGCAGGGTAGTAAGAATAACGAAACATACTCTAGGGGGCTTATTCCGAACTTTTCCAAAGCTGAACCTGCAGAAGCTAGTGTAGAAGGTAAGGCTTACAGGAAATCATTCCTTCAGCAAAACGGATTTGATCCGTATGAAAGACCTCACAAGGGTAGCCAGAATAACGAAACATATTTCAAGGGCTTTCTTCCTAATTTCGCAAAAGAACAATATACGGAAAGGCAAGTTACTCAAGCTATTACAAAAGCATTAACTAAAAGAGGAATTAGAATTAATGCTAGGGATAGAAATCAAATTTCTTTTGCATCTAATAGATATCTTTCAGCAACTAAAGAAAAAGATTATCCTGGTGGAACTGTTACCATAGGTCGGCATAAAATTCAAATGAACGAAATAACCTTAGCTTTAAAAAGGTTAGGAGATTATATGTCTGGAGAAGGGGCTGATGGCCCTGTTATTGGGGAAACTAGTAGTTCGATAGCTAGAAAAAGTAACGCTCCAATGAGTGATACAATGGCATGGTTGACAGGTAGTCAAAATAATAAAACATACAATCAAGGATTTATTCCTAATTTTGCTGGGCCAACTAGATTTACTACTTTTCCTCAAAAAGTAGGCGGAACTCTTTTCTTGCCCAAAGCAAAAATGTTTTTACAGAGCATTGGAGATAAAACAGGATGGCACCAAGAAACAGCTCCACTAGCTGATGTCAGTTCAAGAGCTACAGGGTTAGCTGCAATGTTTCAATCTTTGGAGCGCTTGGGTATTTCTCATTTATCTCGACCTTTTTATTTTGCTGACCGAGATCCCAGAATTAAGCCTAAACAAAATAGAAGATATGCAGCCACAAAAGTACCTAAAGGGGGTGTTAGTAATGACGTTAGAGGTACGATTTATGAACAAAAACTAGATGAAGCATGGAAAAAAAATAAAATTGGTAGAAGCGCTTATCAAAGAACAGATACTTCAAAGTATAAAAAAGTTGGAAACAAGTATGTAAAAGTTGGTGGCACAGGCGATCACATGGGTGTCGTAGATTTTGTATCTAAAGGTAGAATTCCAATTGAAGCTAAAACTGGATTTGCACCAGGTAATGTTTTAGCAAAAAGTGTATACCAAGCTTCCGATAGAAGTGTCGAAAGATTTTTAGAAGCTCAAGGTGTAGATATGGCCGATGTGCTTCAGACAAAGCAAGATAGAGCTTTACGCACAGTTCAAAGCTTAAGAGGTCAAGGTAATACATTAGAGGACGCTCTATCTCTAGGTCTTTATTCAGGTTTTATTCCTAATTTTATTAATCTCAACAGAAGAAATCTTTCTAGTAGAGATAAAATGTCAGACAGACAAAGGCTCTTGAAGATGTGGCAAGACAAGATGGCAGAGGTGAAGGCGATAGCTCAATCAGGAAAACCTAGAATAGAAACAGGCCCAATTATTAGTAAGAAAAATGCACAGGCAAATGAAATTTGGGATCAACTACAATTACTTAAAGCGGGGAAAAATTATTTCATTCCTAATTTTGCTAATTTCATTCCTAATTTTGCTGATCCATTATCAGATGCAATTGATAGAGAACGCTCTGCAATGAGTGGGGGTAAAATTTATGTAGATCAAGATAGTCGTTTAAAAAATCAAAAAAATCCTATGGGCCTTTTGGTTGCTAACACTAAAGATGAACCAGCGGGCGGTTATCAGGGGGTTAATAGAGCTATAGCTATGGGCATGGACCCAACTGAACATGGAAGCCAGAACAACGCAACATATTCTGCAGGTTATGTTCCTAATTATAATGTTGGTCGCAATATACCAATAACTAATACTGGCTTGCAGGCATCAATCGATAAAAGACTTAAATCAGAAAAGGATTTGGCAAATGAAATGCAAAATACTGGAATGGCAGTAGATGGAATTTCAGGCAAGCTTATAGGATTAACTACTTTAACTTATGCATTTGGCGGAGGACTAACGGAAGTAGAGGGTACTATTGGAAAAGTTCTTAGTACTGTAAATGCTGTAGTAATGGGAGCTACACAAGCAAGCCTTGTTGCTGGGCTCGGTAGGCAATCTGGAGCGAACTTAAGAGAAAAAGGAAAGGCAACTGGAGGTTTTAAAGGTGCGGCTATGTCAGCGGGCGGAATGTTGCTGGGGGCTGCGGGTCCAGCCGCAGCAATTGCAGCCTTCGCCATTCCAGTCTTCAACTCTCTTAAAGAAAATTTTGATGGATTTTTTAATCTTGTTGCAACTAGTGCTGAAAAAATGGAAAAAAGTTTTAATGCTGCCTCTCAAAGAGTTGAAAATTTTACTGGAGCCTTACAGGCAGCTCAAACAAATTCACAAGCTCAAGAAGACCTAAGAAAATTAGAACAATCAGCTATGGCTGGAACATTTGAAGGTAGAATGAAAGAAATTTCTTTACAAAAAACAATTCAAGAATCTAATCAAAATTTAGCTAAACAAGTTCAAAAGTTAGCTGGAGATATTAATGTCTCTAGCGAAGAAATGCGTCAAATGATGAGTGGAACAAGTGATGGACTTGAATTACTTCAACAAAAAACATTAGATGCACAAGAAGCAATGTCAGCGATTTCTAACATTCAAAGCTACGTAAAAGGTTTGGGCACTTCAGAAGGTATTTTCGGACTTGGCGGAGAGAAAGCTAATGCTATTGATAGAGCTAGATCTGTCACTGGAGCAGCTGCTGGATTATTTGGAGAAACAAGAAATGTTAGAGAAGCTCAAGCTAACATCAAAGAATTAACTGCATATCTTAATCAGATGAGCCAAGGTTTACTATATTCAGAAGATAAAAATGCCGTTAGTGCAGCTAAAGCTATTCAAGGGATGTCTGGAGGAACAAAATTTTTAGAAGAAGACGAATTTCTCAACATTATAGCTGAGAGTAATCTTAGTGATAGCGTTAAAGCAATGGCTTCTGAATTCATTAAGCAAAAAGAGAATATAACTCTAGTAGAATTTAAAGAAATGCTTCATAAGATCAGCGATGAAGTCGGAGAATTTGGAAAGACATTTGATGAAGCAAATAAAGATGCTGAAGCAATGCGCGATGCTATAAATGAAGGAAAAAATCTTTTAGAGTTAAGCCTAAATGCAATAAACAGACAGCAATTATTAGACGATGCTGCCGCACTAGAAATGGAAGGCTATCTCGCATTAAGAAGAAAACAGCGCGAATCAGCTAGTGAATTAGAGCAACTATTTGGCGAAGAAACTAAGGCTCAAAAAGCTTTAAATGATAATTTAGATTCACATAGACAAAAAAGAGAATCTCTGGATGCTAAAGAAGAAAGTATAAGAAATCAATATAATAGAGCTTTCAGTAAGACTATTGCTGATGCATTAAACAGGGGTGGGCCACAGATCTCTGGAAATTTATTTGACGAAGAGAAGGGTTTGAAAGAACAATCGATATCATCTCTTTCTGAAAATTCAGGGCCAGTCGGAAACCGCATGAAGCAAGTTTTAACGCAAACATTAAAGGAAGCCGAAGGAGCCCTAACTCAATACCATGTCATGGCTGCAATTTTAAAAGCGATGAATGGAAATTTTGCTGAAGTTGACAAATTGGCATACCTAAAGAAGCAAATTGAACTTGGAAATATAACTCTCACTAAAGAGCAATCTAATAGGTTATTAAGAGAAGTTGACGAGCAAAATAAAAGAGAAAAAATTCAAATAGATGCCGTCAAAAGTCAAAAAGATTTAACTGATAAATTAATAACAATAGACCAAAAAACAATAGGCATAAAAGAAGGCGTAGCTAGCGAATACCAAGAGTCCTTAAATAGAGTTAGAGAGAATGCCGCCCAAACTAGAGCTACAGCTCTTCAAGATTTAACTAATGCCAATAATACAAACAGTATACAGCTTGCTAGATTAAGCGTAGAAACAGAAGCTTTAAGAACTTTAGAGGGCCGAATGGAACTTATGAGGGAGTCTTACAATAGCCAGATGAAAAGTCTGGACGCCGAAGAAAGAAGTTTGATTGCTAAAAAGGCGTTGCTTGCTAACGATGAAAAATTAGCAGAAATACAATTAAAAAGAATCGGTATTAATATGGGTAATCTTGAAGCTGATTTAGATGAAAGAAGAAAATTGGTAACTAGAAGAGCTGCTGGTGGATTTTATATGACCAAGGCACAAAGTGAAGTTGGTAATAGTAGACTAGATGATACCGAAAGATTTAATACTACCGCAAATAAAGCTAGAATATTTGCAAGAGAAGGCAATCAGAATATGAAGGCTACCACAGGACTTTCTGTTGCTGAACAAGCTAGAGACATGAATTTCAATAGAGGCACAAGCACTGGATTTCAAGATCAAATTGCAGTTCGCCTTGCTCAAGTTAATGTAGAACTAGTTGAGTTTAATAAAACCCTAGCTAATGTATCATTTGATTCTCTAAGGGATGGTCTTAAAGATTTTATTAAAGATATCGGTGATAGCACAAAGAGTATAGGTGATGCAGCCTTGAAGTTTGTACATGGAATAGTCTCTAAAATTCATGATGCGCTTTTAGATAGAGCGGTTAATCAATTAATTGCTGGAGTTGGTGAAGTTACAGGTTTAAATCAAGTTAACCTGTATGGTGGTTCGGGTGGCGGAAGCTCAAATAATGCCACATATAAAACAGGGGGTATTGTTTCTAAATATGCTGTAGGTGGATCTGTTGGAGCTGTTCCAGCAATGTTAACTTCTGGTGAGTATGTAGTTAGGAAAAAAATTGTTGATAGACTTGGTAGAAGTAATTTAGATAAAATAAATGAAACTGGATCTTTAGAGGATTTATTTAATAAACCTAACGACGTTGAAGATTTTGATGTTTATGGAAGTCAAAATAATGCCACTTATAATAATGGTGGAATAGTTCAATCAAAAGACTCTAGATTAATAGAAAACTTTTTAAGAAGACAAAACTCTAATGAAGAAACTCTTGTTGATAGTCATGGAAGTCAAAATAATGCAACTTATAACGAAGGTGGAATTGTTGGATTAAAAGAGGGTGGATCAATTGAAAGTTATTTAAAGAAAAGAAATTTAGATGATAATCGAATTTCTCAAAACGAAAGAAGTACTGTTAATGGTCAACTAATCAACGATTTTACTAACAGTGTCATGAAATTTATGGGAGGATTAGTTAAGTTTAGAGATGGCGGCTTTGTTAGTCGTCATTTTGGATATCAAGAATCTGGATATGGAAAAATCGCTCAAGGTGGAGGTTATCTAGCTGGATCAGCTATTGCTCAATATGAAGACAGAGAGCCTGCTCCTTACACTCCTCCTACGGCACCAACTAAACCCACAAGATTAAATACTAGATCTACTTTAGACTTAGACCCTACGGGTAGACAAATGAGCGCTAGGTATAGGGCTACGGATACATATTCAAAAGATTATGGAAACTATTTATTATCTAAGTATCAATACGATGTAAATTATAAAAATCAAAAAGTTCAGGAAAGAGCAAACATGCTTCAGGGTATTGTTAATAGCATTGGTAGCATGGGTATGATGTACTTGGGTAATTCGATAGCTCAACGTATGATGTACAATGCAAGCACTACGCCTGGTCAGAGGCTAACTAATGATTTAAATAGAATGAACGCAGAAATTGACGAAAGTACTGCTAACACTTACAATTACTCTTCTAACTTCAGGGAAGATGGTTCTCGAATTATGAGCTCTCAAGATACAGCTAGAATAGGGGAAACATATGACTATTTAAACAAGCCCACGGATTACAACAATACTTTTCAAGAAATGAGGGCTGGCACTATTCATGAAAGCATGAATGATGATTATTATACAAATGATAATCTATCTATGTATGATCTTGATAAATTTCAGTTCCGCAATCAAGGAGGTTTAATTGGAATGAGCGGAGGAGGGAAAGTGCATGGTCCAGCAGGTATTGATAAAGTTGGGCCAATAATGCTTGACAGGGGAGAATATGTTATTAAGGCTTCTAGCGTTAATAGTGTGGAAAAACAATTCCCAGGCTTTTTTGATCAATTAAATTCCATGAAAATGAATCAGGGAGGTATAGTTGATCCTCAGGGTAATAGCTCTACTACAACAACCAATAATAACTCAGAAACAAATAACACAAGCTCTTCAAGTAATATTACAGTTAACATTAATGTTTCATCTGGAGGAACTTCTACAGAAGGTGGAGATGGTTACCCTCAAGAATTAGGTAGCAGATTAAGAGATGCGGTTATTGGAGTAATTAGTCAAGAAAAAAGAGTAGGAGGAATGTTGCGTGGTTAAGAATGCAATAGCTCCTTATGATCAACAGTTTTATTTATCTGGCATACAAGTTTCAGGAGTTACTGATTTAAATGGAGGTTACAGTATATCAGAAAATCCAATCAACATTATTGGAAAAGGGCACAAGTATCCTGTTAGACAAGGAGCTTTAGTTGGTAATTTTGAGGTAAATAAATATTATATAGGAGAAGAGCCATTTCTTAATTATACTGGAGATAATCCAATTAGTGGAAGTATAAATTATTTCAATGATTTTTCTAGCGTCTCTAACAAAAGTTTTGGTTTTAATAGTGGTTATTTAACTGAATATAGTGTTTCTGCGTCTATTGGAACAATTCCAAAATCAAAAGCATCCATAGTTGTTTATGGTGATATAGGTTCTGGAATTAATGCATCTGGCTCAAATCCTCACCCAGACATACAAATACCCAATCAGGGATCTATCGCTCTCAACACAACGGGATACCAAAGTAATAGAGTAGTAGATTTTTCTTATACAATGAGAATAGATAGAGATCCAATTTATCAAATTGGCTCTCCATTTCCAGTAGAAGTTCAAAGAAAATTTCCAATGACTCAGCAAGCTAGTTTTTCCTTGGAAGTGCATGACTTTGAAATTAATCAAATCAGAGAATATTTAGTTAAGCCTAAACAACAAAATATAACTTTAACATTTAAAAATCCAATTAATTCTTCTATTATTGAAACATTTGAAATCAAAAAAGCTAGATTAATAGAACAATCTATGAGTTCCAGTAATAATAATATGCTTAATGTTGCTTTAAGTTATATTGGGTACATAAATAAAAAATGAAATTTTTACCATATGAAGATGTGCCTTTATTCTTGGGCTCCGAGGATGGAAATGATTCTGAATACATATTTGCTGAATCAGCAAGTTTATCATTATCTCAACCATTGAGATCTGTAAGATACGCTGATGATAATGTGCTCCAAATCTGTGCTTTCAATAATGGAAACTCAGTAGAATATACAAGCCCAACATTTAACTCCGACACTTTTCATACTGCACTATTAGGCCCTAGTGGTGGGCCACCTCAACCACTATCAACTTCAATTTATAAAATTCCTTCTGGCACCAAAATTACATTTCCTAATGATAAGCATTTATATTTTAGCGGAGATGTTTTTCCAGATGGGCACAATTATCTTGTAAATTTACAATCAAAAGATTCCACATGGAATTTATCGGAAGGAGAAGCTCAAAGTGGTTATTTTGATCCAGTGTATAACTATGTTGCTGATGGCCCAGTACAAGGAACTTTAGATGTTAATTTTTATATTAATACTGGAAACTTAAAAAGTTTTTTTAATATTACAGGTTTAAGCTCTTCATTTCCACCTATAGATGAACAAAAGTTAACTGGATTTTTTGGTAATTTTAAGTTTTCTTGCGCCCACTTAAACTCTTTAGACTTTTCCTTATCCCCAAATTCCATATCCCAAGCAAAAGCCACATTCGCCGTGTATGGAGTATTAGAAGAAGATACAACTATAACAGATACATACTATTCATCAGATTTATATCAGCAGCAATCTATACCACATGGAGAAGATAGTTCTGTTATTGGAGCTAGTCAAGTTGGCATAGATCACCCCGTTTCATTTTCCTATAATATAAGTGTCGATAGAACTCCAACATACTGCACCCCTACTGGAAAGTATCTTAGAAGTGATGGCACATATAATCCGACTGGAGATTTGCCAAAAAGAGTTTCAAAAAAATCAGTAAGCATAACTACATCTATTGCTGGAGAAAACATAGATCCAAACATATTATCTGAAGGTTTAAACGGAAAAAGAGCCAATATTGATATTCATCTTAGAGATTTAAATTATCAAAGTTTCGAAGATAATTCTAATGGATTCTTGCATGCTTTTAATTCTAGTGGTGTAATTACAGAGCAGAGCCTATCAGTAAATTCGGCTGGATATTTAAATGGGTCAGTAAAAATTAATCAACTATTTAGATAAACATGGCATCACCAGTAAATTCAATCACAAGTATGGTCTATGACAGTTCATGGATCACCCTTAGTCGTACTAATCTAAAGTTTGCTAATGTTGAGGGGATTTCTTCTAGTCAATTAGTAAACTTTCCAATTTTAGCATTTTCTCCAATAGATGCCGTGCTTGGCGTAAGGCAATATTCATTGGGTAGTAACTTTTTTGATCCAAGTAATCCACCATTTGGCCTTCATGTAAACAATACAGAAAAAGAAAGTGGGGCGCTCCCAGGTCTCGCTGAAAGTTTTGCAGATTGGGACCCTGCAACAAGTACGGCAACTTTACATAACGGTTTTAGTTTTTCAACTATCTTTATATCGTCAGGAAACGTGACAGCATTTAATTTAGTATTTGAAGAAGAAGCTGAATCATCGAGTGGAGCATCAACTATTCTTTCTGCTATACAAAAGCATTGCCCAGCATTTGGGGCAACAGCTTCTTTTTCAGCATTACCAAATCAAGTGACTTTTGGGGATAATCACACCCAAAGAAGTTTAAAAGGAATTAACGCATTAAAGATGTCTTTAAGCTTACAGTTTAATGAATTAAAAGATGATGAAGCTAAAGAGCTAATTAATTATTTAAAAAATATTTCTAAGTACTCAATACAAAACTATGATAGTGCTGGTAAATTTGATAACAAAAGAATAGAGGCTTTTGATTATCAGCCTTTTTATCCTTATAAGAAAAATAAATTTTATTGTTTAAATTTTTCTCACGAAAAACCTCACTATAATATCAATAATATTAATGCGACTCTCGAATGTGCTGTACCTAGTATTTTATCGAGCATAGAATCTTTTGCTGGGCACAACTCTAATATAGACTGCTTAATTAATGCAAATATTGGATCTGCATCTACAGCTCAGCATAATGCAGCTCAACTATCATCTGGAGATTTAATATATCAGTCGGGAAATTATGTTAACGCTAAACTTACAGATGCGTTTACAGCTATCCCTGATTCTGGCCCAGATGACTTATTAATAACTTCTGAATTTAATTTTGTAGATCAAAATATTTCAAGTAATCAAACATCAAAAAGACATTCAATATTTATCAATAATCCAAACGAATGTTTTTATTATCCATATAATCCAATATATAAACACGGAACATTAGATGTCAGAATGTTTGATTTTAGAGCTTCACAATCAATAACAATCAACAACTCTCCAAAAACTAGACAATCAAATATTAATGATTTTTATAAAAAAAATAATAAATACGGCTTTAATGAAGATTTATTAAGTTTAAATTTACAATTCAATTCCCGATCAGACATTGAGGCTAAAAGAATTTTATTATTTTTAGAAAGTCATTTAGGTTATAAAAAATTTGGTTTTCATTTATCTAAAGATTACTTTGCTGATGCAGATGATGGTAGTAGTATTATTAATTCTAGAAAAAGTCCTTTAGGTTTCTTTTATTGTCCTACTTGGAGTCATAATTATATTTATAAAGACAATCATAACATAAGCGTAAATTTTATTGAATGTCTAGATTATTAAAGTTAAAATATATTTAAAATGGAACAAAGTTTAATCAAGGAAATACATGAACTAGAGCCCTCAACTCTAATTGTTTTATATGAATTAGTATTAAAAGACCATGCTGCTAGTTACAGATTTCATGCTGGAGAAAACGGATTAAATACAGAAATTAATTTTAAAGGAAATAACTATTATTATATACCTATTAAAACTGAAGGATTCGAAAATACAGAATCCACTCTAGCAAGACCAACATTAACTATAGATAATACAGATTCATTCTTTAGCTTAAAGACAAGATTTTTTAAAGATTTTATTGGTTATACCGTAAAAAGAACGCGGACTTTTGTTAAATTTTTACACGGCAGTAATTTTCCTAACAACACAAATCCTTTCGGTTCAGCTACCGAAGTTTCATTTCCTGTTGAGAAGTATGTTATTAATAGAAAAATTGCAGAAAATCCTAGCATTATTCAATTTGAGCTTGCCACGCCAATGGAAAGTGAACAAGCTTTTATTCCAAACAGAAAATTAATATACAATACTTGTCAATGGCAGTATCGTGATGGCATAGGATGTGGGTATACGGGATTACCTGTTACTGATGGTAAGGGTAATTTTTTAAATTTTAATTCAGCATCAAATCGTGGAATATACTCAAGTACTACTACATATAATTCTGGAGATTTTGTAAAGGTTGTTCCTGCTCCAGATTCTAATGCTCCTGAAAAAGTTTATGTTTGCCTTCAAAATGGAACTGTAGACAAAAAACCAAGCAACGATAAAGCCTCTTGGATATTAGATAATTGTGCAAAAAATATTAGTGGATGCAGGTGCAGGTTTGGAGAACAAGATGTAGCTAACGCGTGGGGCGAAAAAATATATGGATTACCTTTTGGAGGATTTCCTGGATCTTGGAATTACTAAACCTGTAAAAAAATCTTTCAAGCATGCATTAACTGATGTAACTAGAGAAAGGTTTGGAATTTTTGTTTTTAGTGATAATAATTACGATTATGATTTTATTCCTTTTGACAATTTAGATAAAAAAAACCCAAATCACTTTACCGTTGATAATTCTAAATTTTTAAAATTCTATTTAAATAAAAAAATTATATCTCTATTTCATACACATATAGAAACTGATGTTAATCCAAGCAAACAAGACATAGCTATTGCTGAATCTTTAGGTTTACCTTCCTACATATTTTCTACTAAAAATAAAGAAAGTTTTTTATACTATCCCGAAAATTACAAACCTGTTGATTTATATGATCGCATATTTATACCATTTTTTCAAGACTGTGTTTCTTTTGTTAAAGATTTTTACTTTTTAAATTTTAAATTAAATTTTAATACTTTAGTGAAAGATTGGAGTAGAAGTAGGATTAATTCCAATGATAAATTAATTAATTCCATAATTAATCACTTTAATGAAGTAGATAAAAATTACTTGAAATATGGAGATTTAATTTTATTTAAACCCGAAATATCAAACTTATATCATCTTGGGGTAATTGATCAAGATAATCTACTATCACACCATCCAATAGGATCAAAGCCTACAAAGAATTTATTTAACGACAAGATGTCGAATAAAGTGTATAAATGTTATAGGTATAAGGATTTATGAAGACTTTCATTTTACATGGAGATATGGCTGACAAGTTTTGCAAAGAAGTTAAACTTGACACTAAAACTATGCAGGAAACTATTAATGCATTATCTTCTCAATTTTCTGGTTTTAGAAAATATTATTTAAATAAACTACTGAGTGGTGTTCAATTTATTTTTGTTGATAATTTTAATTTAAAATATGAACAATATTGCTACCACCTGCCACTTAGGGAGTCAACATACCACATAATGCCTTCTGTGGAAGGTTCTTTAGGTGGAAACTTAATGACTTTTGGCTTAAATCTTGGATTGGGTTACTTAATGCAAAAACTTTCAAATGCTACAGAAGTGCAAGATGATGGCACTCCAGAATATGAAATTATTACAACCAATTCTTTTATATATTCCGATAATGAAAATCGAGCTGAGCAAGGGACGCCGATCCCAGTTGTTTATGGCCAACTTAGAGTAGGATCTAAATTAATACATTCAAGTATTCAAAATTACGATTATGATTACGATAATGCTAGAATCTATGAAGGTTTTCCCCGAAGAACAAGACTGTCTAAAATAGCAAATGGTGGAGACTATTCTTTTATTGATCCTTCTGACATTACTGATTGGCGCGATGGAACCTCAGATCAATTTTCTGGATATAATGAATCAGACCCAACTAAAAGGCTTTCATTAAAAGCAATCATCAATAGACAGGGTGAGATAGAAAAAAAATATGATGCATCACATGAAAATGAGGCATTTAATAGTAGTTTTGTAAATAATGATAAAGGCTCTAATGAATTAAAAGAATTTGGCCCGTCAGAGGGTTCCCCTAAATATGTTCGAGCTAATGCTGGATGGTGGGATTTTGCTCGATATAATAAACAGGCTAGACCTTTCATTTTTCCTAAAGAAGGTCATATTGACTACAATATGAGGCCTAAATCTGCAGAAGAATTTTGCATCAAAAGAATAATTCAGAGTAATTCTCCCCCTACAAAAATTCAAGATGCGGTTCTAGGTTGGAGAGATTCAAATAAACCTTTGTTAGTTGGAGCGAGAGGGAGTTATCAAAAATTAGAATCTATAGGAGTTTATAAAAGTTTAGAAGTTTTATCTGAAGGCCCTATTGCAGGTTTAGCGAATCCAATTACTGGAACAGCAAGAGATAATGGATTTATAAATTATCCGTATGACGCTCAAAGTGTTGCCCCTCCAGAGTCTTTAGCTACTCTTGAAGATGTTAAATATGACTTCACAAATAATAGGATAATTTCTTTAGACAATGACAATAGTGTGGGCATTGTTCGGGGGGGTAGTTTTTATAGAGATGGTACTTATTTAATTAGTGGAGACGGAACGGTAAATAACGGAATTTCTATTAAGGCTGATGATCCAATAGAAACTAATAGTGCAAGAATTGCATCCATTGACTTTCAAAATCCTTCATTTAATAACCCAAGAACTGTTTACCATATTCATAATCAACCTACCCCAACTGAACCTAAATTTGTGTCATTAAATGGGTTGTTTCTTTTAAACTCTGGAGATGGAGCCATACATCCGAACACAAATTCAGATAATACTATTCCAAATTTTATAGACTCAAAATATTTAACTTCAGAAGTTACAGATGATGCTGGTACGACTGGAGTATATCAGTTATCTACCTTGGAGGCAGATAGGGATATTTTAGATCAAAATACTTTTCAGCGTAATGTGTTTTCTATTGGTTCAAGTTATGGCTCCGAACCAATAGAACTCACTGTGTCCCCAGATAATGATAAATTTGAATATTATGTTGATATTCAAAAAGCAAGTTTTAATGACAGAATTTCTCAAGCAATAGCATTAGATGGATCACTTAGATATTCATCTCCAAATGATCCGACTTTTACGGAAGTTTTTTACAGAGAATATGTAAACAGAACAGACAGCACTATTTTTGGTACAAATAAAACATGGGATGAGTCGGCTAGAATTTATTATGACGGTGGTACTGAAGTTCAAAACAATCTAAATACAACTATAACTGTTAGAGTATTTACATATCGATGTAGAACAAATCCACCTTTTTGTAATGGTACTGGGGGCACTCGAAATGAAACAGTCAGCTTTACTTTGCGTGATTATTTAAATTTAAATAGAGTTTTTTTAAATCCTAGAGTTTGTGGTAATTGTGGAGTGCGAAGCCAAGCTCGTATTTTTGGTACGACATACTATATTCAACCAACGAGCCCAGCCAATACATCTAATCCAATAGATATTTTTAATCCTACCAGTAGAACAAATGGTGCATGGACTAATGGAATGCCTCTTTCTAATTTATTATTAAATAGAACTTTTGCAAATGAAGTTGTAACTGCTTTTAGGAATGCTGGAGTAGACTTCAACACTTTTACAACTCCATCAGCTATGTTTGGCCCACAAGGAGGTGAAGTATTACACGGGGGAGGCTTGTACATAAAGTATGGAGTTGGGTCTGGTGGGGCAACAGCTCCAGGTGTTAAAGTGCAAGGAGGAAATGGTTCAAATAATTTACCTTCCTATGTAACTTTGGGAAATAATGATAATTTTACCAGTGTTAATATTCAAGACAATGGTAGTATTGACATCGATGATTCTAGTGTTCCTAAGGGTTATTATTTTCCATATATTTATCCAAGAGTAACTGTCTTTGTATTACGAAGGTTATATACAATTGCAAATACTCAAATATTTGATAGATATGAATGGGCTCCCACGAAAATAGATGCGGTAGCTAGAGTTAGCCCGCAAGGGACTATAGCAGATATAGTATTATTGAGAGTTCCTGATAATCCAGTTTACGATAGATTATCTAATTCCTACACTCCTATTATGCCTACTCCAAGCGATGCTAACGGTAGAAGAATTCCCTTTATTATAAATAACGGAAGTCCATCTACATCTTACACAGATTTAGCTATAGCTTGTAAAATTGATCCAAGTAATGATTACGAAACTGCAAGTCTAGACATTGTTAATGGCAGGCTTTTTACAAATGCAACAAGACGAAAAAGTTTCAAAGGTGAGCCTAGTTGGGAAGATCATATCAGACTAAACGAAATATCTCTTGTGAATTATACACGTGGAGCTGGAGTATTTCAAGAAAGCATAAATATAGGAACTTTTAATCAAGCTTCTCCACAAACTAGAATAACAAGCGTTAGCGAAGTACCCGATCATATTAACACTCCCACAACTGAAGCTCAAGTTATAACTTCTTCCGAATTTATACCTTTATCTAATGGCAACTTTAAAATAGGAGCATTAACAAATCTAACCTCTAATGTTTCTCATTCATTTTTACATACAGGCAGACCTATAGGTATAGCTATGTTTAATAATGGAAATGGTTATACTGGTAAGGATTCTGATGTAAACGGAACGACTTTGTCAAAAGATATTTATCAGGACACTTTTACTGTAACAGCTCTTAATTTAATCGATACTCAAACTAATAACAGAGGTTACAAGCCTGATGATGTTTTTTATATTCACGGAATAAGTAGCACGAAACAAAATGTAGTTTCTAGCGCTAATCAAGCTTATTATCAATTTAAGGCAAGGGTTACCACTAATAATCTTGGAGCAATTTCAAAAGTATCAATTATTGATGGGGGTATAGGTTTTGATAATTTACTAGATAAAGATGATTTAGTTATAGCTGAGCGTGATATTGGATCTTCAACTCCTAATGTTAGGGCTAATCAAATAATATATATTATAGCTCAAAATCAATCTATTATTACGGCAATTAACGATGTAAATAAAACTTTTCCAAATATACATTTTCCAAAACAAGATTTAATTTTAAAAGTTGATGACAATTATTTAAATCAAGCTGGATTCGAGGGTAAAATTCTAAAATTTTATATTAAACAAATTGGCAAAGGTTTCGTTTGGAATCAATTAATGTTAGATCCACTAGCAGCAAGTTCAATTATATATCCAGCATTTGATGTAACAATAGCGAACGGTTCATTTCAATCAGTTGCAATTAATCAAACTCATACTACCAAGGGATATTCATCTAAAGATAATCGAATTGGATTAACTGTAGGTTTTCCAACTGCAATGCCAGGTCGAGGAACAAACGATCCTACATTAGATCCTAACGCTTGGGCCAGATCAATTTATTTAAATGATATTCCCATACGTGATAGAGATGATAGATTTAATGTTTCAAAGTTCCATTTTGACATGCGTATTGGACACACTAAAAATGGCATAGGGGAAAGCAATATTTTAGATAACACTAGACTCACTGCAGAAACAAGACCTAGAATTATTTCGGATGAATTTAAAATTCCATCATACACCCACACCTTTGATTACCCTCTTTTTGGCCCAAGAAATGATGGGGAAAAAGATTACTATTTTTCTTTTACAATTAAAAATCCTGATGTATCCAACATTTCAATATCTATTAGGTTAAATGAATTACATTATATTTATGAAGGCGACGAAAGTGCATTGTATGTAAATTTAATTCCTTTATTAGCAGCCGTATTAGGTCTAATGTTGGGTAAATTTATTGCCGACGGAATTGCCAAGGCTCTTATACCAGATCCAATATATTTGAGTTCTTATGGAAATGGCATGACTTTACCTATTCCTTTCTGTGGAGCACCAGGTGGGGTTCCAACAGTTGATAATTTAGGTGGTACAGGTTGGACTGCAATGAAGACAGGAGAACTTGCAAAAGAAGCAGCAATTTTAGCTGCTTTTGGAGCATTAATAGGAGCTGTAGGAGGTTGGTTAATTTCTGAAATTGCAAATAGTTTAATAAAATGCAGCGACGTTCCTTGGTTATGTTTTAAGGTTGGAGAAATTATAAAAAATAGTGGAGAAATTTGGCCCGCCAAAACATCTTTAGCGATAGAGTACGGGATAGAAGGCGAAGATTTATTAAAAGATGTAATTGAATTTAATGGATGCGCTACAAATCCATATGTGAAAGATATATTAATTGAAAATTTACCAAAAGCAAAATCTATTAATAATAATTATAAAAACAGAATCGTAAAGGTTTATAGATTAAACAGAGAGATGGATCCTGTTGTCAATGGCATTACTGAAGCAAGGTATAAGATAGACGCCTCAGTTCATGCCGTTACAGAATATGTAGAAGGATTCTTTTCTTATCCCAATACCGCAATTATAGGATGTAGAGTAAATTCTAAAGATCAAGCTGATATACCTAATAGAGAATATTTACTGAAAGGAAGATTGTTAGATATTCCAAGTAATTACAATGCTGAAAATGGAACATATGTTGGCACTTGGAATGGTCAGTTTACATCTTCAGAATGGACAAGTAATCCTGCATGGATTATATATGATTTATTAATTAATAGAAGATATGGGTTAGGTAAATATGATATTAATGAAGATAATATTGATAAATGGTCTTTTTATGAATTTGCTCAATTCTGTGATGAAAGAGTTGATGTTGTAATAGAGGGGTCTGCAACTACCGAGAGGCGTCATATGTGTAACTTATATATAGATACTGAAGTTGAAGCTTATCAATACATAAAAGATTTGATGTATATATACAATTCTTCAATCAACTTTACGGGAGGTAAAATTTATATAGAAGTAGATTCCTCCAAGAAAGAAGGGGGGACTATTCAATCAACATTACTATTTAATAATGCAAATGTAACTGAAGAAGGATTTGCATATTCAAGTACCCCAGAAACAGATAGAATTACAGCTGTTACTGTAGACTTTTTAGATGAACGAGATAATTATTTACAGAAAACAGAATATGTAGAAGATACTGAAGGTATTGAAGAGCATGGATATAAGCACATAAAAATAGCAGGTATAGGTATTACTAGAAGGGGTGAAGCTCATAGGCTGGCATGGCACAAAATTTTAACTAAACAATTAGAAAAAGAACTTGTTCAATTTAAAACTGGACTTATAGCATCTTACGCAAGAATTGGAGACGTTATTGAAGTCATGGATAACAATAAAATTGCAAAACATGCAGGAGGAAGAATAGTTAGGGTAATAAACTCTACCACTGTTGAAATTGATATTCCCGCATCTGCATTAAGTAATGTTACGGATATTCTTATTGAATCCAATGTTCAACAACACGATAATTGGGACGGAGCTAATGTGGCTTATACTTTAGGAGACATAGTTCTTGATGTTAATGACGGAAAGTATTATCGTTTAATTGTAGCTAATGTAGGAGCAAATGCTGCCAATCTAGCACCATCAAAAGATTCCACTAAATGGTCTAGCGATGAAATTCAAAGAGATAAACAATTTGAAAGCTATACTATAACGGCAAGAAATGGTTTTGAAATTACTCTCAACTCTACTCTGGACGCTTCTATCAAACAAGGTTATAGTTGGATAGCTGACGATAATACAACTGATAAAATTAAACCTAGAACATATAAAATTGTTAAAATATCAGAAAATAATCCGATGCAATTTGAAATTATTGCAAAGCAATATATTGAAGATAAATATGAGCAAGTTGACAATAGCACATCATCTAAAGATGGTATTTATATAGAAGAAAGGGAGTACTACGGTCACGATATTACTGTTTAATTATGTCTTTAAAACCTACAGGTATTGTTGATTTTAGCTGGAGCTCTGTTTCTGGAGTTGAAGGTTATCAATTTAAGGTAAATAGAAATAATTTATTTTTTCAAAACTATACGGTTGTCAATCAATATCCAAGTGACACAAGTTTTCAAATTTCTGGATTTATTGAGGGAGACTCTGTTGGGGGTATAGCTTATCCATTTACGGGAGAAAATATATATCAAACTGGAATATCTATACCTAATGAATCTATTGATATTACAAACTTTCATAACAGTGGATTGTTATTTGAATTCAATCAAATTAAAATTAATAATCAAAACACTAGTTTTTCAAAAACTCAAAGTGGATATTATCTTACAGGAAATTATTTAGACGGTAAAGCTAATATAGATTTTTCATTAATTAACCCAAGGAATTCTGGAGTAATTGATAGTTTTGGAGTTGAACCTTTTTTAAGTTCAATACAATTTAAAAAAATTTATAGCGGAAATCAATTATATTCTACTGAAAATTTAAATTCTTTTAATTATACATTTAATAATGATACTCCAACTAGAGATGTAAGATTACAAATTATAGCTAATGATGCTTACGGTTCAGGTATTACTGGAAATATAGATTTAAATAATGAACCTATTTCTGTTAAATCTTTTTCAAATTTATCTTCAAGCTTAAAGACTGGAGTTAGAACTAGTATTTTACCTAATTATTCAGATTCAGCTACTGGTTTAGACTATGTAGTTTTTAGTGGTTTAGATCGAACTAATTATTATATAAGTGGCAGCTCCACCAACGCTGATAGTTTATCTTTTGATTTTCCTTTATCTACAACTGGATTCCTTCAGTTAATTCCTTATGATTTTTTTGGATCTGGTCATAAGTATAATGCGCCTTCTCCAATATTTTTTGACCCAAAAGATTTTCTTGATTTTAATAAAATTAAGAATTTTAATCATCAAATAGATCTTGTTTTTGATCAGCACTTATCTATTTTCGCAAAATATACAGAAAACACAACATCAGGTAGTTACTTTAATTTTTCAATAGATTCTAATTCTGATAGTTCATTTAATTCGAATTCATATTTAACAGGTACAACGGGCAGTTTAAGTACAGGTATTCATTTTGATTATTTTTCAACTAGAACTGGTCTTCATGAATCTTTTTACATTAATTTAAATCTTTTACAAAGTGGAACCAATATATTAGAAGATAGTAAGCAAATAGAAACATTAATACCAAAACCTTCCTTTATATCTTCTGGGGTTAACTTTGATTATGTAAATGGTTCAACAAATATAATTTTTAACACCAATCCTTCTTTTTCATATACTGGAATTAACATAGATATATCAGGTGAGGGTTCAACTGGATTTTCAGATTTTTCTGGAAACATTTATTCCTCTGGAGATATTGATGTAAAATTAGGATTAAAATTAAAAAGAATTTCTGATAATTTTTTATTTGATGAAATTATCATTCAGGAAAGCGGCAGTCAAGCGGAAGTTGCTATTTCTGCAGAAAATAATACTAGGACTGATGGAAATATAAGTTTGATTATTACATCTTTAAAATCAGATGTTCCAGTTGAATCAGTTGATATTTACAGAAAACCTTCTTATGTTGAGGTTGATTACGATCCTCTCCAACCTGGTTCTGGAGGTTTACCTAGTAGTTTTTCTGGAATCCTTGATTTTGAAGATTATGAAAATTATGTTTTATCTACAGGTTTTTTGGGTTTTCAAGCTGATCCTGAGCCAGATGATCTACCTTTAACGAATAGTAGATATGAAGTTACTGGAGTTGGTTTTTCTGGAGCTTATGAAAGTGGTAGATACTTCATGTATAGAGCCCTTCCCTCTAATGCATATGGGAAATCTAACAAAGTTAGTGCCGTCTCTTATTCTAATTTTCCATTAACTACTTCGTTTTCTAATAATCTTGCAGACACCAACGAGAATACAAATACAATTACTAGTTTTTTTGATCCACAAACGGGAGTTGTCTTTATTACTGGAGATCAAACTATTGTAGGATTAAAACACATTGATAACAATTTTCATATTAATCATACAGGTTATATTGGTGAAGACTTGGAAGTTACTGGAGATGCTACAATTGGAACTGGACAAACTTTATTTGAAGTCAACAACCAAGGGATATATAGTTACCATACTGGATATTTCGAAAAAGACATTGAAGTTACTGGGAGTGCCACAATAGGAACGGGAGAAACTTTATTTGAAATAAATAATCAAGGTATATATGGTTATAATACAGGTTATTTTGAAAAAGATTTAAATGTAACTGGAGATTTAACTGTTGGAACAGGTTCTAGCATATTTGAAATCAAAGAAGATGCAGTTCTTGTTAACAAAACTGGTTATTTCAAAGAAAATTTGATTGTTAGCGGAGACTTAAATGTTTTAGGTGACTGTAATGGCTGCGGAGGTGGAGAAGGCAGTACTCAATTTTTATTTTTTGGTCATAATGCGATTTTTACAAACAATTTTACTACTTATACAACTGTTAACGGCTCTCAAGGAGGTGGCTGGTTAATGCCTTTTAGTGGCAAAATTAACAGTTTTACTCACCAAGGTAGAATTTCAGCCACAGGAAATAGCAGCCTTCATTCTGCTAATTTATGGCTTAGAATCTATGTCAATGATGTTTCTCAAAGGCAAGTTAATGTTCACAATTTATCTCATATAGGTAATACTGGATCAAAAGTAAATTTGGGCACTCCAGTTTATTTTTCAGGTTTAGATAGAATCACAGTTTTGGCTCGTACCAGTGCTTATGATGTTGAGTTTGAAGATGCCTCAGCTATACTTGAAACAACTGTATATTCAACTTAATATAATTTATGGACAAATATCAACAAAAAGAATTTATTAAAGGCTTACTTAACTATAAGTCAAATATAGAGGATCCCAAAATGAAAGCTGCTATCGAAAAAATTCAATCAGACATTTCTTCTGAAGTATCTAAAAATTTATATAATATAAATTCTAGCCAAAACGAAATTACTTATGAACAAATGGAAGCTTTATGTAAAGAAAACAATATAGAACCTATAGATATGATAGATAATGTAGTTGATGTATTGTCTGCATTTCAGACTTTTTCCTACGACGGATTTAAGGTTGATTTTTCAAAAACTAAAGATTTTATGAATTTAGCAAAACAAAAGTTTAAAGAACATAAAGAATCTGAAGATATTAATAACTTTTAAAGGGCCGCATCTTTGCCTGCTATTTGAGTAGGAACTGATCCATACATATTATATGAATGAATCATCTTAGTTAAGATTTCATTGGCTTCTTTAGCTAATTCCTGTAATAATTTTGCTGATGTGTTTTTAGAAGCTGGAGAAGCTACATTACGCTTTATGTAGCTGTCTCCTTCTCTTAATTCACTCCAATCTTGATTATCAGTGATAGGGGAAGTATTGCTGGCATTTCTTAATATATTTCTAGACTGTTTCTGTAAGTAGTCCTTTAGGTACAATTGAGTGAAGATAGCTTTTTCTTCTTGCTGTAAAGCTGGCTCAACCATATCTCCCGAAGCATTATATGTAAAGTCAGTATTAATTAAAGTATTTAATTGACCTAAATTAGCTTCGAGATATCCAGATATCAATAAAGCATTCCGTTCTCTTTCTAAAGCTGAAGAATGATCTCCAAACTCAATATCCCATATAGTGTAACCAAGTTCTCCGAACTGATTCATTAGTCATTGATTAATTTTAAAATATCAGCAGCTTCTTTTGATTTAGGATCTACGATAGGCTTAGCTGTAGTAGTTGATCCATATCTATTGCTCACTCTATTGTCATACTCTTTAAGTAATTTATTCTTTAGTGTTGTTTTTGTTCCTGACGGAAATACTCCAGCACTTACTGCAATTTCTTGCAATTGAGATAAATTCATAGAATGAACAGCTTCATCAAAACTTTCCCCACTAGCAACTACAAATGGATCTCTCTTTTTTACAGACATAAGATCTTCTACGGTCTTTGCAAGATCTTTTCTATCTTCTCTACCGTCAGAATATTGGGTTATTTTTTTTGATGTTTTTTTAGGTGAATTTGTTTTTTTTCTTGGCATAATTTTAACTCCTTTTAATGCTTATACACATATAATAACTTTATATACAAAAAAATCCACCGCAATGGTGGATTTTTTTGAAAAGGTTAGTTACTAAAACCTTACACTGCGATACCGAACAATGCACGATTGTCGAGGATCATACGACCTTCTTCAATCGATCCATAGTATCCGATCTTGGACTGACGAGTAGTATACTGATCGTCAGCAACAAGACTGAACTCAGATCCAGTTTCGGAATCGGTAGCAACTGCACGAAGCAATGCATCAACTCTGCGGTCAAGACCTACACAGATTTCATCTGTACCATCTGCGAAAGCTCCTCCACCAACAGTTTGATTGTCATTAACTTTACCGTTAACAAGACTATCATAAAGCTTGTTGTAACGCTGACCTGAACCAAGTTCTTGAATTTCAATAATATTGATTCCATAGAACTCAGGAATTCCACCATTATTATAGATAGCATTACGCATCTCATCTGTAGCAGGAATAGAAGTGGTTCCAGATTGAGCCTGACGGGTGTTAATTGGGTTGTAGGCAATTTCACGAAGACTTTGTACAACTTCAGGAGAAACCATCAAATCAGTAACTCCACGACCATTAATACCGCCCTCTGGTGTTCCACCATTCCAAGAAGTATTAATTCTCTTTCCAAGAGTCAAGAGTTTGTTGAAGTCGTCCAAAAGAAGTCTTCCAGCATTACTACTTACTGCAACGTGATGCCTACCTTTAGTAACAGCTTCTGCAAGAGCTCCTAAGATAAGGGTTGCAGAATTTCTTTCTTGCTTAAGCAAAATTTCTTGAGCAAGTCTAGTAAAAGTTTTACTAACAACATCCATGCGGGAGCGTTGAGCATAACGCTTATCGAAATCAACAGCACTATCAAGACGATAGGTTGTGAATTTCATTTCGCCACCAATTGGAGTTACAGTGTTGCTTGGCAAGCCACCAGGAACTGCTTGACTCCAAACTGTAATGTAATCTTCATCAGTGATATCGTAATAAAGATCCATCGGGATGCTGGGACTCTCCTCGGCATTGAATTGGAAGTTTGAAAACAAGTTACTCATAGTAGGAGCTTGATTTACAACTTTTTGCAATACAGGACCAATGAATTCAGCTAATGCTACTTGAGCTTCATATGCAACATCTCTGTTTTTAGAAGCCATAGCTTTAACAAGTTCGACTTGTTCTTCAGTTCTCTTTAATGTAATTTTCATTTTAAATGTTACCTTTCTTTAAATTATGCGCAATCCAACTTAACGATGTAATAGTCTCCAGATTGATAAGCTTTATCTCCAAAAACGTTAGATCCAACGATATTAGAGGCTGCACCAGTTCCCTGAACAACTGCAACGTCATCACGATGACCTTTTGCTAAAACAGTACCGATTTTATTTTGGGTAGCAGCTACAACACCAGCATTAACACCACTTACTTGCCCTCCTGCATGAGGAACTAAACAATCTCCAACTGCAACAGATCCAGCTACTGCAAGATCAGTAATAGAAATCATTCCACGAGAAAGAACTGGGACAGCTTCACCAGGAAGAACTCCGAAAAGCTCATCCTTCTTGAGTGGGTTGTAAAGTAAGTTTTCTCCATTTTCGTCACGCTCTACAGTTTGACGAAGAGTAATTCCGATACAAGGGTCTGCTTCACCAGTAACTGGAGTTACTGTTAAGCTAGCTTGTGGGTAGTTGTTTCTACCAACATGTGGGTAATCAGTCTTACCTAATAAATTAGAAAGATTTGAATCAACATCTACTGGATCCCAATCTCCGCCAGCGGAGTTAAGAATTCCATTTTGCACTTTGACGAATACACCAGCATCACCTTTATCTGTCGATTGTTTGTTGCTATCGGAGAGATCAATAAAATCTCCTTTAACACCATCCATACGATAAATATTTACGACGTCATGCTCGCTGTAATCACGAAACGGTAATAATCTAATAGCCATTTTATTTTATCCTTTAATATTTAATTGTTAAATTTTCTTCGGAAAATGCTTGTTTGAATTTATCTCTTAAAGATTGCTCTTCTTGAGATGAAGAAGCATTGTTATTAGCAACAACCTCTTCTTCAACTTCAGCATTTTCGATAGCATCTTCTACAGCTTCTTCTTCGGAAGAAGATTCACTTTTAAGTTCTGCGATGCGTTTTTCTACTGCTTCAGCAAGTTTGGAGTTAAACTCTTCTTGCTGCTTAGCGATAAATTCTTTATTTTGATGTTTTAAAACAACTTCGAGCTTTTCTTGGAATTTAGCAAAAGCTTCTTCAGTGTGCTCAACATCTTTTAACTCATGAGCTACAACTTTACGACTTTCATCATCAAGCTCATAAATTTCTTCAACAACGGACATTCTCGAATCAAATCGAGCAATTGCTTCTTGTTGCTTGCGATCTTGTTCAAGCTCAGTTACCCTATCGGTAGCTTGATTAAGTTCATCTCTAAGCTTCTTAAGTTCTTCAGCGCTCTCTTCGGCAGCCTTAGAAAGTTCAGCTTTCTCGTTTTCCAGTTGCTCCTTTTCTTTTACAAAAGAATCATTCCTTTCAAGGATTGCATCGTTTATAATTTTAGAAACAGTCGCTACAGCTTCTTGAGAAAACTTTTTGTTTGAAACTTTTTCTTCAAGTGCTGACACTAAGTTGTTTAGAATTTCGTTATTGTCCATAGTTAAAGTATGTTTTTTTATAATTACATCATTTTTTTTCATTTGTGAAATATTTTTTTTGATTTTTTGATTTTTCTCTATTGATTCCTGCTCAGTTTGCATCGTTAATCCTTTTACATCTGCAGCTGGATTTGCCGTAAAACCAATGCCTAGTGGGTATATTTCTCCAACAATTAATCTATTAATTGGATCACCTTCTTCTGTGACTCCTTCTCCACCAAAAGCTTTTAAAAAGTGTTTCATAGACTCAATCTCATCTTCGTCTTCTATGATTCTAGCTTGACTTAAGTCTTCGCTACCTACTGCCAATTTAAAACTATTGAAACCAATTTCCCAGCTTGCTGAAACTTTATGATATAAATCGCTATCTTCTTCAACTGAATTTATTATTAATTTCGCAAATTCAGGATTTACAGTTTTATATATTACTGAAGATAATGCTATGTTGTATGGTTTATTTAAATTAATAGCTTCTTCTTTACTTATAATTTCATTTGTATTGAAATCAGAAAAAGAAGAAGAAATAATGTGTCCAACAATTTTTTGTTTTTGATGTTCTATGTTTGCGGGTTTATGCTTAAACTGATCTATAATTTCTACAGCAGATTCTGAACTTATACCGTCTCCGTTTCTATTAAATTTGTTTACTACTGCAGCATTGAATGCTACCGCTAATAAATCTACATTCTTAGAAAGATCTATGCCCGCTGGTATGATTTCTTTTAAAGAATCTATTGACGCTTGACTAATTTCAATACCATCTGACTCAATCGAACCTGATGCATTAATGATGTTAGAAAAGGTTGTGGTATATTTATATTTTTTAGACATCAATGTTATATACACAAAAAAACTTAATTTTTACTATGATATAATATAGCAGAAGGATAATCCTTTAAATTAAACTCGGATGCAATCTCAAGTATTTCAGTTTTAGTGTTTAGTTCAGTTATCTTATCGTTATTTTTTACGCAGGATAAAATTGATTTTTTCCATTGATTTTTTTCTTTAGCACAAACAATAGATTCACAAAGATTTAATATTAATCCTTTTTGTTGATCAGATAATTTTTCTATATTGTTATGCTCTTTAAATTTAGCTTCAGCATATGTTTGCAAATCTTCAATTTTATAAACAATTTTTTTAATATCATTTGTGTTATATTTTTCTGAAGCAGCTAAAGGTATTTGACTTGTACCATTAGGTCTACCAGCAGATTTTGGAGTTTGATTTTGCGTTGGTTGTTGACTTTGCTTTTCCTCCGACAAATCTTGCTTCAACTCCCTATCTTTCTCTGACTGTAGACTTTCAATCATTGGTATTCCTCCAACTAATGGATTGTAATGACCCTTTTCCCTACTGTCAACATATTTTTCCTGCATACTGTCAAAATCTTTAATATCTGGATATATTCCAGTTTGCATAGATTTGATTCCCTGCTCTGGAGTTAATATTCCAATTTCAAGCAATCGAGTTATTACTCTCTGAAATTGAACTTCATCCTTGATATCAATTTCTTCAAATTTTGCAGTGGGATAAGTTTTTAATCCCATATTCTTACATATCTCTTTTATTTGAGGTTGAAGGAAATCATTTAAAAATGCATTGCGAGACTCCTTTAGCCTTTCTAAGAAGATTTCAGCTTTTATTTGTGTGTTAGAAAATTTCTCACTACCAACAATCACATTTTGCAAACCTTCTTTAATATCCTCATTTACAATTTTATATTTTTCAGAACCTAAAACTTTGTTAAGGTCTGGAATTACAAATTGAGCCTTAGTTGTATAATCTGCAATTAAGGCTCGACCCACACTTTCGTTTTTAAATAACTCTTGCATGGCTTTTAAATTTTGAGGATTAACTCCACCCTTATCAGGCTCAGCACCCATTGTAATTAATAGAATTACGTTTTCAACAGTCCTACATATAGCTTGATCAATTTTCTTTAATTCTAATTTCCAATTAATATCTTCTAAAACCGAAAACCCAAAAGGCACAGCAAATGGTTCATAGTCTTGTTTTTTATAAAATGAATATATTAATTTTTCAGGATCTAATTTTATTTTCAAACCATCATCAACAAAAGATCCATCCTTAATTTTCTTTTGAGTTTCTGGATCTAAAGATTCAAATACTTTTTTATCGTCTTCCGTTTTTGGAGTTCTTAATCTCTCTAACTCATAATCAGATAAAATCTTTTTATAAATGCCATCTTTAAATGCGGTAGATCTTTCTACTACTATATCAAAAGGATTAAGTAAAATATATTTTAAAGGTATCTCACCTGGTTTTAAACTTTGTGAAGCGTAAACATAATTTAATTTTAATAAATCATCACTACTAAACTTACCATCTATTCTATAAATAAAAATGTTACCAGAGCGATAATATTCCCTAAAGTATTGATCTTTAACTTTCCAAATATTTATCTTTTTCATCCAATTCTCGATAAACTTTTTGGATTTTTCATTTTCTCCCTCTAAATAAATTGGTGAGTTTGAAAACTCAGCCATAATGTCAATAGCATTGCGAAAGATTGCAACATTGGCATAAGCTTTTTGACATAACTCTATAGCTTCTCTAACATTAACTCCATCGACACCATAATCGTAAGGGAGTAAGCCTGCTCTTATATTATTATATTTATTTTTTTTGTTAGCCATGTGAATGGCATTTCTACGTCTACCTCCTCCACTATCGTAAGCTTGCTTTCTTGTGCTGGCTGTAGATTCTTGAATATAAAAACTTTCACCCGCTGTCTCAGGCAAAGTTTGACCTAATGATGACATGTTTAAGATATCTTCAATTGGTTTTGGTTGGTTGAACTGATTCCAATAGTCAGATCTTTTGGTATATTTACGTTTTTCTTTCACAGTTGATATTACACAAAGTTAAAGTAAAAGTCTATAAAAGTTAAAAGTTAACTTTTATCAATTAATAAACATCGGAACAAATGTACTTGATACTTGTTGTTCTTTAGCGTTATTCATATCATAAAAAATCTTTGTCATCCAGCTGCCTAAGATTAATGCGGAGTATGAGTCTTTTCTAGCTTTATCTGGCCCCGACTGCCTGCGTAGTTCTGGTGGCAGGCCAAAAGTTTGTGTTCCTTGCGGAGAAGTAGTAATTTGAATTAAAGCACATTGATTCTTTGTCATAGTAATCATATCATACTGATGCTCGATAAAGTCAATCATTTTAGCTGAATCTGTTTGCTTCTGCTCTTCATCAGACAACCTTAAGAATTTTAATTTTTTAATTGGAATCTTTTTTAACCTTTGCTTGTTATATGATTCATCGACAGCTCTAGAGCCAAACCATATTCTTTTGTGATCAAAGTTTGACTGAAGTAGTTCATTTGCTCTCCTAATCCAATCTGATGTAGGTTTTCTTAAAATTAAATATTTATAATCTTTTTTGTTATACTGTAGTTTAGCAGTCCTAAGTTCTTGATTATATGTATCCATTTTATCAAAGTCTCCATCAAGTGTTTTAATTTTTATATTTTGACTTTTAAACAATTGAGATTCATTGACGGCATTAATAAATTGAACTCCTCCATTATAATCTCCAACTATTGCTACTATATTAAAGTTTTTAATTAAATAATAAAAATAAAAAATATGCTCTCTTAATGGAGTTCCAGACATAGCGTACGAATGAACTAATGTTGATGTTCCATTATGCTTATGATACTTTAATACCTGCATTGCAAAATCATCACTACTTTCACTTTCAGACCAAGATGGGTCAAATGCTAGTATATACTCATCTTCAGGTGACCCCTTAATTTCAACATGCGGATCTTCTCCGTCTATCACAGTACAGGCTGCCATTCTAGAAGTTTTAAAATATCCAGAACTATCATCTGTAAACAAAGCTCCAAACTCCCTCTCGAACTGAGATTGACTCATGGTAGCTTTAGCTTGATTGATTAAGTTTTGATCGTACAACTGCTTCGGCGCACAGTCATAAGAAAATTGCATAATGCATCTAGTTGCATTATCAGCTTGACTTTCAATTAGCTGTTCAAATTGACTATACAGTTTATACATGTATTCGAACTTATAACTAGCGGAAGATAGCATAATTAATTTATTGTTAGGCCAAACATATCTATCTTCTTCTTTCATTTTGCCCTGCTCTATAAGTTTAGTTTCTAGATTGTATAAATCTTCCCTTTGAGTAGGATTTTCTACCACAGAAAGAAATGGCACAATAACCTCATTATAGATTCTTTCTGGCATCAATAAAAACTCATCAATAATAATCCTATGGAACCTAAAACCACGAAGCTTTGATCCATCGCCAAGGGGCAACGCTCTTATTCTACTTCTGCCAATTTCCATAAGCCATTCATCATTACTTTTGGATTTTTTAGTTATGCAGTTTGCTAGCATTTTAGCTTCAGGCTTAGTTGTGATATCCTCTATCTTTTTGAAAATTTGCTTAGACTGCCTGAAGGAGGCCGCTAGAATCCCTATCTCTACACCTTGATGTAATATAGCGTCTAAAAAAGCATAAATGCCTGTAGTAAAAGATTTCGACATACCACGAGACCATACCCCCATAAAATAATCTGTTTCAAACATCGCTTTGATTGCCATGTGTTGAAATGGAAAAAGATCAACTCCAGAAACTAAATTAGTAGTAAAAGTTATATTTTCTTTTAAAAATTTAAATAAATGTTCCTTGGCAACATCTTCTTCTAAGAATCCTTCAATGCTTGCAATATCACTATTAATATTACTTTTTTGTTTTCTTTTTTGTTTTCCAGTATGCCAAGCCATTTTATTCTTTATCTAAATAATATTGTAAATCTACATTCCACAATTTTTTTCCCATTTTTAAAATTCTAGGAATAATATACTCTGATTGTTTCCTACTTCCAGTAAAAACAAATTGACAATAATTCGCATATTCATGAGTCAATAATCTCATATTGTGATACACAAATTCTAAATTAGATTTATGTGGGCCGAAAAGGTTGTTTTTATATAATTTTTTTAAATCACTTTCAACAACAATAAATAAATATGATTCAAACTCTTTTACTCTATCTAGTTCTCTTTTAAATCTTTCAAATCCGCCAGACAATGTTCCTTTAAAGTCTTGCTCTGATTTTCTGTCTATATATGTATAATTATAATCTTTGCCACCAACGGTGTAATCGCCAAAATCTAATTTTAAACTTTCTGATACTTTAAACTTTAAAGGTTTTTGCTCCCTAGTATCAATTAATATTTTTAAGTCAGAACAATCAAAGTTTTTATCCAAGAAAACAGGATCTATTCCCGATCCATATAAAGGTTCTATGTTTAGAGTCTTACAGGCTTTCCCATATGATCCAAATATTTTTTTATAAATATCTATTGGTGGTAATTTAGATATTTTTATCTCTAAGTGATTTGGGGCTCTTTTTAGTTTTTTATCTTCAATCCTAGCTTTTAATTTTTCAGTTATGTATTTTTTAACCTTAACTTCATCTTCTTTTTCGCACCATTTTATCAATTGACTTATTGTTGTAAAATCTTTTGAAAAATAATCTTTTTTATTCTTAAAGGGTAAGGGTTCTTTTGTTAATAAATTTAACCTTGGATAATAAGTTGTATAATATGTAGCTAGATCTATTTTATGCTTCTTTAAATGAATATGCAGACCTTTTTCTGTGTCAAATTCTTGATCACAAATTTTACATTTAAATTTAGATTGCATCGTTTTTAGATATTCCTAGAACTCTAGCCTTCCATTCATTCATGGATTCTAATTTATTAGCTTCCTCGGATATTGCTTGTTTTTGCATTTCAGCCATCTTAACCATCAATTTTCTTTCCTCCTCGTTTTGAAAGCTTTCCACCAAAGATAGTATAGATGCATTCTGATCTTGCCTTTGGGAGATCCTTTTAGCTCTGTCCCCAGCAAGTCTCTGGATAAGGGATTCTTGACGCTTTTCGCACTGATTGTATTCTTCGCTTTTTGTTTTTAATAATTCTGAAAGTCTTACAGTTAACTCTTGTTGTTCGTCGGCCTCTTCGAACATCAGGTTGAGCTTTTCCATGTGATTTTGAATATTTTTTAAATTAATATAATCAACACATACATTAACATATAAATTAATTTCATCTGCAGATAAATCTGGCTTGTCCCATGTAGCTCTTATAAATTCAGCTTCAAATAATTGCTGATCTTCTTTTTTATTATATGTATTAATAATTTGAATAAATCTTGGAGATTTTAAAAATTTAAAAACAGATTCTAAAGATTTTCTTTCCACTACCTTTAACTCTTTTTCAGAAAATTCATGATTAGCATATGCATTAACCAAATCAATACATTCTGCAAAAGTTTCAGGAGGTCGATATGTATTCTTGTCTTCTCGCCTTTCTTCTTTTTGTTTCTGTTTTAAAACATCTAAATAGCTGCCTACAGTTCGTTGTTCTCTACCTAATTTTTTAACTTCTGTTTCTGAAAATAACAATTGAGCAATTTGAAAGCTCGACATTCCGTCTTGGGAGTATTGTTTAATAAAATCTTTTTGTTCTTCAGTTAAAACAATAGGTTTTACTTTTTCAACTTTAGTAGTTCCGTATTTAATATCTTTTGACGCTAGATACTCCCTAACTGCTCTACCTTGCTTAGACCTACCATCAATTGTACCATCCTTAAAAGTTGCTCTAGTTAATTCAATTAAATCGGGAATTTTATGAAAATTCTCATCAATGAATTTTTTATGTTCTTCCTCTAATTTCATTAATAAATAATATCTCTATTCTTAAGTAATTTAATAACCTTTTCCTTAAAAAACTTTTTCATATTTTTTATTTGCTTGTATCCAGCAGAACGTCCAGTTTCGTTACTTTTATAACCTAAAAATTTAGCCACTTCATCATCAGTTTTATTTTGGAGAAATAACATTACATAAATTTTATAATGCTTTTCTGATAATTCTTGCTTTAATAATTTTTGAACTGCAATTATAGCTTTATCAATATTAAAAGACTCTCCTATAAATATATTGGATTCATATTGCTTAGCGTCTAAGCTTAATGGAATCTTTACGTCATGAGCATTCTTTTTTCCTTTTCTCCATTTAGCATATAATGGACAAGATGCATCCTGTACTCCAGATTTAGTAAAAGAACATAAATTTTCTCCACCAATAGAACTGTCGAATGGACAGCTTGAACATGGTTTTGCGAAATTTAAATAATAATTTCTTAATATGTTTTTAAATTGATTAGTTATAATTTTATTGATCCAAGGCTTTAAGTCCCTCTTTTGATCCCATTGACTCCACTTCTGATAAATGTGAACCCTAATTATTTGCTCTACATCTTCAAAAGCGATCCAAGGCATAGAGTCTAGAAACCATTTATTTTTTCGTTTCCTGATCTCTTGATTTATAACATCAATCTTATCCTCATATCTAATTTTTCTAGGTCTTCCCATTATTTTTTCTGGGTCTGCCCCGCTTTCTTTTTATTTTCGGAGCGTCAAATGTTTGACTTTCGTTTTTAAACAAAGACCCTAAAGTAAAGGAATTTGTGTCACTCATATCTATTTCGACATCCAGATTTTCAATCTCTGGAACTTCATAAATATCTAAACCTTCCTCATCTTCTTCAATTTCAGCTTTATTTTTTTGTACTTTTTTAGATGTTTTTTGCTCTATTTTAACGGAGGGGTCTAATGGATTTCCACAATTAGAACAAAATTTTGGCTTATCAAATCTATATTCAATTTTACTCCCACAACTCTGACAATATGTTGATAACATATTACATTATACTATTTAATTTTAAAAAAATCTAATTCAAATTAAATAACCACTAATAATGTTGCTTTGATTTTTAATAAATTTAATATTTTCTGAAGTTAATTTTTTTTGATTTTTATTAAAATCTATACAGATAATTCCTATAATTTTTTTATTTAAAGTTTTTACAGGAAAGGCATACGAGTTATGTATACCTCTTTGCTTAAACCAATTATAACATAAAGATTTTTTGTTTTTATAATCGCTATTAAAAATGTGCATTTTATAATCTATAATATCTTTTATAAAATGATTGAATGTACTAACTCTTAAATTTTGTAAATTTAAAGATTCAGAACTTATTCCAGCCGCAACAGACTCATAAGTAGCGCTGAATTTTTGTTGATGATTGCCGCTATAAAAATGTTCGCCATTATGAAATTCAAAAATATAAACTCTATCTGCATTCAGTTCATCTAATGTATATTCTAAAGCTTTTTCAACATTTTCATTTTGCCTAGTATATTCTATTATACAATTTTTCTTTTCATTTTTTTTATTTTGTAAGTATTCCTTAACAAATATACTTGCAATTGTTGTAAATGCTACAATACAGGATGATAGTATTATTGAAATGTCCATTATAATCTTATTCTGTTTCTTTTATATCTTATATCATATACATTTTTAGGAGGATAAGATGGGCCACTACCACTACATTTAAAACCAGATTCAAAAACATTAATTGGTGAAAAGCTAGTATCGCAACCTGCATTAATTTGTGTTACGCTATATTGAATTCCACCTTCTTCAGCAAATGCAGTATTTTCTTTTGAGAAAATCACTGCAGCCTCAAAGTTTGATGTTAAATCATAGTCAACACTAAGATATCCATTGCCAGTTTCAGTAAATGGAGTAGTATCAATTATTCCAACTACATTGGTGCTATTATCACTGATTGGATTGTTTTTAGGTATTGAATCGCCAAAAGAAAAAATATTAGCGACTTCAGTGTCAGATATTAAAATGCCATTTCCTGAAATATTATAATCGCCACTAGGATTGACTATAATTTGCTCTTCAGATAAACTTGACCAACTATCTTCGCCCGAAAAACCTATGCCAATTACGTCAATAGCATTATCTACTATAGCCTCATCAAAGACTACTATAGATGTAAAGGCCATTATGCACTAACGGTAGCTTTAATTCTTACAACGGTTGATTTTGAGATCGTGAAATTAACAGTTGTTGCGGCAGAAGAGCTTGTTGTGATAGTTTTTGTTTTACCTCCACTGGTAAACTCTACACCATCTCCAATAAGGGTTAAGTTTACTGTTTTAGCTATTAGAGCATTTTCAAAATTCTTAACACTAACATCAGCACTTGCAGAAACTGGTGATCCTGTAAATGTATATTTATCTTCGGATAAAACAACCTCAACCTTATTTGGTAAAGTCAAACTTTCCATGTGTAAAGAAGACCCTGATCCGCCATCCATATGGTAACTAACAACCTCTCCACTATCAAGGGTTGCTATTTTTACAATATTTTGATTGATGTAATGACTAATTTCAAATTGTTCTGTACTCTCATTCCATTTCAAAAATGGATGCTGTGGATTACCCCTTAACAAACAAATGTGTTTTGTGTAATCGTTTCCAGGAGCAAAGTGACATAGGATCTGATCACCTAAATCCATTGTTTGAATATGTTCCAATGCAATAGAGTCAGTTTCCCCTTTGTTGCCAGTTGAAATAGATGCATTATAATTTGTTATTTTAAATACATGTAATGCATGAGCATTAGCACTGTCACTTGGAGCTTCATAAGCTCCACTAAAAATTAAATAGCCTTTTTTGGTAGATGTTCCAGTCTCAAACCATTGCAATTTAATTCCTTGATATGCATGACTGCTGCTTCCACCCCATGCAGTTCCACTAGCTCCGACATAGTTATTAAAAGTTAATTTTGTGGTTCCACTTCCTTGAGTAATAACACATTTTTTATTGTGAGATGCAGTATTTGTATTTGGATTATTATCTAAAGGAGTATTAATTCTATCGATAACTAAATCATCATTTCTATCGAATCTTGCATAGTATGTTCTAATTAATCCAGATCCGTTATTAATTAAAGTGCTATTTGCAACGAGGGCTGGATTGTTGTAACAGTGAAAATTGCTTTTTCCACTTATTACTGTTCCATCTGAATAAAGATGTCCATGATATCCAAAATGATGATTATAATCATCGCTACTATCACTAGCTACCGCAAGAAAAGATTTACTTGGATTGCCACTAGCTATATTACCTCTTTGAGTCATATAATACCAACTAGTAGTGCTATCGCCTACGACACCAACACTATTTAAATCAATTTTATTTATGCCTGCATAATGAGTAGAAGTACCATTATTCATATAATTATTAGTGAAAACTAATATATAGTCAGCAGTTGGATGTTTATATAGAAGATGATATTCATGACTTCTATTACTATGGCCCCAATAATGTCTACTCATGTCACTTTTTCGCATCCTGAAATGCCTATGATACCAATAATATGGATAAACAGATTTAGCCATTCCGTATAAATAAGTATCATCTTCATGATACCAATAAGTATCTTGATGGTTAGCATTAAATTCGTGCTGTCTATCTAAACTGTCATTAGCTAAATTGTATTTATAATAATAAGTATAACGATGAGTATAATACCAGCTTTGTGACCAACGACCACTATCATATCCATCATATCCCGCAGTCCAAAATACTTCATCTGAATTACGACTAGACTGCCAGATTTTTTTTGCAGGAACACCAGCAGCAAGTGAAGCTCCCCCTAGTAAGACTGAAGTGTAAGTATGCTCAGCGTTGACTGGATGCATTCTTCGGTCCCCACCTGGACCTAAAATTTTATCTTTTGTGTT